GTTCTCGAGCATTGCTCTTTGACGGCCGGAGAGCTTGACGCTTTCCTGCACTTCGACCGTAGAGGATTCCTCGGTTGCATCTGCAAATTCGTCCAATGGGATACCCAGCAGCATCATGGCGAACCTTTGGAACAGCCTTGCCCCGCTTGGCTTCCATTGTTCATCCAACACGCCAGGAGTTGACGCGAACGCATGAAGCTCGTTTATTTCGTTGAAGAACACAACGAAAAACCAACGCATCCGTTCTTTGGGATCCGTGGTTGGAAACGGATACAGATCGGCTAGGTAAGCGTCGATCTTGCCCGGAGCGTTCCAGACCTCGACCGCCTCGTACTGCTTTGACCCGTCGAGGAACAGGTCCCCGAGGGTCGAGCACATCTTGGTCATCCACGCAGCCCGAGCCTCTGGATCGTCCTTTGTGGTCCCAAGGTAGGTGAAAAACTCATCAACTGCCGTCCGCAGGATTTGGACCACAGTATCGTAGTTCCCAAGGTTTTCTTTGATTTCTTTTGCCATTTCTCCAGTTCCTCCGATCGAATCATCCTACCTAGTCAACGCCGCCAGTGGGCAGCGCCAAAACGTAAATCCGATCGATTCCGCTCGAATCTGGCGGTTCGTATTTGGTCACGACGTACCTTTGGCCTGCACCCATCACAACCTCTTTTTCGGACTTGTGGCTAGAAAAGTGCTCAGCCGGAAGTCCTTTAACTCCTTTTCCGATGGTGATGTGCATGTGTGTGCTTCCAGACCAAACATCAGGGTCAACCGAAGTCGAGTGAATGGTATCGGAAAAAATCACTTGACCAGGGACTAAGTGCTTCCCAGGACCAGTGCTATAGGAATACTTCCTGGACAGGAACATTCCTTCCGGCAAATCGACGCTGTATTTTTCCAACGCTTTAGCTGCGTTTTTTGCAAGGGCCGATTTAGGATCACCTTTTGTGGAAACCATATCGTTATTGATGGTTCCAGAATACGAACCAGTAAATTTTTTGATTGCATTTTGCACAGCCGTGGGTGCTTTTTCGTAAGCCTCGTAACCTTTAGCCATCAGTACGTGTCGCTCTGGTCCTGCTTGCACATTTGCAGGCACATGAGGGACAGGAATGTTTTCGTGTGTGATGTTCCACCAACCGACCGACTTGGTAACCGTGTTGGATTTGGTCAGCGCCTTTGCTGCTGAAAAGAAATCATCGCCGTACTTCTGCTTAAACTCAGCAGCCGCCTTTTCTTGCTCGGCTTTTGCTTTTGCCTGAGCCGCTTGCGCCTCAGCTTTTTGTTTTTGGTACGCTGCTTTTTTCTCAGGTATCTGGTCAATTTCGGAGAGGATTTTCTTTTTGAACTCCCCGATTTTTGTCCCGTCTGGAACGTCGACCGCTTGGATACCTTCCTTGTCGCTGGACCGAGCCAACTGCAAAATCTTCTCTGCCGAAGCATTGTTCACTTCGGTCTTTGAGCCTTGGAACGTCGGAGGCTGCGAGAACAGACCCTTTGGAACCTTCTTGCCGTCGGACTTGAGCATTTCATCGGCTTGAGCGACCGAAGCAGCAGCAGCCTTCTCCGATGCCTTAGCTGCCCCAAAATCGGCCGTAGGTTGCGACACTGGAACAACGTGCTCAGGGTTCGCGGTTGCACCATCTTGCATTGCTGCTAAGAGTTGCTGTTTGTAGGCGTGAGCTTTTTTCGAGTAGGTTTGAATTGCAGCCGGGTTGGTAGAAATCGCGTTCAGGCTTGCAATGTTTCCAGACTTTGCAGCGTTGTACAGAGCGTTGATTTTTGCTTGGACAGACTGATTTGTTGCACTGGTTATGATTGGTGGCGGTGGCAGCGTTTTGGTTTTGGTTGACGCGACAAACGACGCTGGCGGTGGTGGTATTGGTTCGCCCTTGGAAGCAACACTTGAAATTATTACAGGTGCCTCGTCAGCCTTTGATCCGACCGCTTGCGAAATCATTGAATCGACCCAGGACTCCCCTGCAGCTTTTGCAGCCTTGTCGAGTTTTGATTGGATGGCCAAGCCTTTAGCAATGATTGAGTTTCTCCTGTCGACCAGGGTGTCAACCATTTTGTTTTTTTCATCGCCGGTTCCTGGGTGATACTCCCAGACCATTTCGTGAATGTCGTTGTAGCCAACGTTGTGAAGTTTTGAAACGGAATCAACTAGCTGCTTGTCGGTCATTCCTCCGAAAACTTGAGCCATTGTTTTGTTAACTTTTGGGTCGCGCAGCGTGTCCCACTCGTTTGCTTCGTTTGTGAACATTTTCTTGCCGGATCCGCCCATGCCGGAATAGTCCAGCGATCCACCAGCATCGACCAGCTTGAGATTTCCCTCGGACAGCTTAATGTTGTCCATTGGATTTTCTGAGCCAGCCCCGATTGCGTCCCAATTGTTCAGCCACGCGTGCAACGCAAAGTCCGAGGATGCCGCGACTTTATCCCCAGCCGTCCACTTAAGAGATTCGGCATCGTTCATCCACTTTGTCGCGATGCCAGTCTTTCCCTCGACTTGAACTAAGTGAGCCTCAACAACGCTCCCACCGGCCAATTCATAGAGCTTAAATGCCAGGACTTCATTGTGCGCGCGAGCCGGATTGTCTGGTGTCTTGACGTAGTATTTCGCACCGTCTGGACCGATGTACGTCCCACCCTTCTCGGTCCCGAGCGATCCTCCAATCTTAGACCAGCCAGCCAGAGCGATTGTACCAGGGACTTTGACCGCACCTTTTGGTGGGGCTTGCATCGATTGCTTAACGATTTCATGCAGGTTCTCCCACGCTTTCGCTAGTCCTTTCTGATAGCTGTTTGGGGACTTGGACTTGATAATAGGCTGCAACTTCAAGAACTCTTCGTACTCGCCATTTGCAACCAGCTTTTCCAGCAGCTTGATTTTCTTTTTGTGCGAGTTGGCAGCACTGTTTTGTGATGGCCATTTGCTGTAATTCACACCGCTGTCGATCCACTTTCCGTCCTTTGCTCTTGGCTGTCCTTTCCAGTGGTCAGCGCCACCCGGCATGATTGAGTCCATAACCGACTCGATCAGTCGATACCCGCTCGAAGCGATCAATGCTTCGCGCAGACGTTGCCTTTTTGCAGAACGCATTTCCTGCATCAGTTCAGGCTTTTCCTCGATGCTCCACTCGCCCGGTATTTCGACTTCCACGCCGGGAGGAAACGCCGCGATTTCTTCTCGGAGTTGTTCAGCCATCGCAAGCGCTTCTGGCGTGTTGATTGGCAACTGTTGACCAAGTTGGACAGCAGCCATGATCGACGCTGCATTTTCGACGGTAAGCATTAGCGACCTGCCTTATCTAAAAACTTCCGGTACGCCTTTGGATCGTGAACCTCGAGCGATCCGTTTTGATACGTTGCAATCTTCTTGGCATCCCCGGTCGTGTCGTACAGGTGAGCCTCATCGAAGCTCCCGTTTGCAACGAACCGAGGGAACAACGCGCTGACCTGCGAATGAGAGTATCGCAGGAACGAATTGGGGACCATCCGACCGTCGGTTTTTGCACGTTCAGCGTTTCGTTTCAATGCGGTGTCCAGGTCGGTCGTTGCATAGACTGCGACCACCTTCATCCCGCGATCCCTAGCGATCCCAACTTTGCCAGCCAAGCCACCTTCGGATCCGTTGCCAGTTCCGTCCAGCATTGTGTTGTAGCCACGGCCAGACGCGATTGCAGCAAGCTCCTTGGCCATGTAAGCAGACTCGTCATGCACGAACGCCGCAGCCCTAGCATCCTTGCCGCTTGCTTCCGCGTATTCCGGCAGCATTGCTTTTATTTGGTCCGAATCCACTCGAACGATCGATCCAGGGATTTCAGCCAAACCACCAGCCGTCAGGGTGCTCTTTCCGGATGCCGATCCACCGCCAAGCAGAACGAACACAGGATTGCTCACAGGTTCCGCTCCGGTCAGCAGCTTGTCGTAGATTTCAGCGTGCAGCTCACGACGCTCATCGGTCCACACGCCGCCGCGTTGGTGCATTGCAGAGCTAGAGCCGAACAGGTCGATCGGATTTCCACCCTTCACGCCCGACGCGTGCAACGCCCTTTGAAGGGCCTTTGAGTATTCCATCACCTTTGGACTTGGATGCTCGACGGATTGCAGCCCTGCCATATCTGCATCGTTGAACATTGCCAACATGCCGTTGATGACCTTGTCGTTTTCAAGATTCCGTTCCCGGTCGCTTGATACGAATTTTGGTTTTGCCGGTGCCTTTGGTGTCCGTTTCGGTGGGCAGTCGTTCTTTACGCCACCCTTCTTGCCGGTTGCACAGAACGCCTCCTGCAATCGCGGATTTGTTTTCAGTAGCCACGACTCCCGAACGAACGTCTTGCCGTCCCATGGAATGAATTCCTCGACCGACTCGCGCAGAAGTTTCGAGACGCTTGGCTTCGACCAGAACCGACAGGACCAGTATCGAGCCTTGTACTTCGGCCCTGGGTCTTGGCAGTTATGCCGAGCCCGAAACCCGCGCCGGCTTCCTGGATTGTCCCGCTTGATTTTCATCTTCGGATCACCGAAGCCGAGCCGGATCACGTTCCCTTTTTCGTTCTTGACGTAGACCGCAAATTTCTTAGGACCATTCGACGTACGAAAGGGACGGTTGAGTGTTTTTCTCTCGGCCTCCTGGACAGATTCCATCTGCTCTGGTGGTAGCGAATCGATCTGCCCGTCTGACGCATCCCGAAGGATCGTTTGGATCCCTTGCTCCGGCATCCCGATAGCACGCAGCAGAGCGACCGCGACCGAACGCCGGGTCTTTCCGTCTGCGAAATCCGTCAGCACATCGCTCACGGCCTTGCGGTTCCGTTGCCACTGTTGACGCGATAATCCCAGCCAAAGTGAGGATTCTGGCTCCGGATTCTTGGAAACGTTTACAGGATTCCCGTCCTGGCCAGCAGCAGGACCAGCAGCCCCAGGTTGACCATCGGCCCCGGCTTGCTTCTCAGCGCCGCCGACCTTGAGCCCGTTTGCCGTCTCGGTATCGATATCCCGTCCGAGTTCGTTGATGCAGGTTTTGTCCGACACCCAACCGTTCTGCTTTTGGATCGCCAGGGCTTGTGCGGTCTTGAGTGGATCGACCGGAATAATCCGCGACGGAATGACCTCGACCGTGACCCGGTCCCGGACCGCATCCCAGGAATCGAAACCGGCCGATCGAAACCGGCCCTTCGACGCTCCGAGCTTGATTATTTTCAGGATCATATCCCGCATTCGCTCTTTGCGTTGCGACTGCTCTGCGAGCCGGCCCTGCATGAACGGCCCCTCAGCGACCAGAGCCGACGCGAAGTTGTTGTTCGCATAGGAACCGGTCAGCATCCCTTCGACGAACGCATGGACCGAACCAGCGAGCCTCAAAGCCGATTCCATGACCTCGATGTAGATCCCTGAGTTGTTCGAGCCGAGCAGACCTGCCTTGTACGCCTGCCCCTCGGGAACGTCGAGCCGAGTACCCGGAAGCATTCGCCGCCGTCGTTGTGCGAGCCCGGTCAACGGGTCCACCTTGCCGGTCGGAGGTGCGAACCGCTTGACGATGTTATCGGCTTGCCTTTGCGTTCCGTCCCGGTGCTCGACGATATACGCAATCGCAGCCTGAGTAGCGGCCCCTTCTGCGGTGTTGGTCAGTACCCGGTCGGCCCGGAGCAGATACAGGTGCGGCTTGTAGAAGTCCGAGAACCCACGCTTGCCCCGCGATCGTACGTTCCGCTTCCACATGCAGACGCGATCCGCAGGAACGTAATCCCAATCGGTTCCAGCCGAGTTTCGGACGAAGTGATACCCGATTGGTCGCTCCGGAAGGGATTCCTTCGTCAGCACGCCGAACGTCCAGGACGGAACGAAATCCAGCCCGAGCCATTCTTCCAGTTCGCCTTTGATTGCCGGTTCGGTAAGCTCGTCAGCCTCCCGAGAAACGACCATACACTGACCGTCTTCGTAGATATGCTCACCGATGAACTCGCCGTCAGCGACCTCCCGCATGTAGGACTCACGCTCGAGTTCCGTCGACCAGTTCGATACGTCGAGCGATTCCCGAACGTACAACTGGATCGCCTTCTCAAGCCGTTTATCGTCGGCCTTGATCGTCCAGTCGAACCCGGTCCCGATCGTGTAATCCAGCAGCCGGTTCACCCAGGCTTGAGCCATCGGTACCTTCTCGACCAGCAGCCAGGACATAGCCCGGATCAGTTTCAGGTCGGACTCGTTGGTATAGACTGGACGGTATCGACCGTCGGCCCGGTCGTAAATCTGGGTGAACGCACCGAGTCCATTCGTATTGAAAAACCCGCTCGAATCCGTCATGAACTCGGTCACATCGATGACCTCGCCCCAGGATTCAACTAGACTTTTACTCTCGGCCATCTTTTCGACGATCAGATCCATAGTACCCTCCGGCCTGACTATAGGTCATAATTGCTCACCATGCGACTCGACCCTCAGACAGTGTACCAAATCTTCTGGCTTTCCCACGCCGGAACTCCCAAGACGGAAATAGCCCTACGGCTTCGCCTCGCCAGGAACACCGTCACCGCACACCTCTCCGGTCGGCTCCGCTGGCAGTACGACCGCAAGCTCCGACACCGAATCGCCCTGCTCACAATCCCGCCGATCAATCGCAAGCAGCCACCGCCAGGGATGATCACGCTTGCCGAATCGTCGTACTTCTTCGAGCGTCGGCCGACACCGAAAAGCATCCTGAATCGGTACGAACTTCGGATCGAGCTTGTCAACGGTGCGAACTTTACGACGGTCGAATGGGCGCAAGAGTGCGCAAGAAAACGCAACGCCGCGAATCTTGAGGGGGTCTGCATGACCCGCGACGCTGCGAAATACCTTTACGGCATCAGGACCGACAAACTGATTCTGCCCCTACTGGAAATCGACTCGTCCGACACGCCAGCAAGCCTCGTAAGTGCTGCCGTCGGTATCATGGCATGGACACAGCAGGATTTTGTCACGCTCGATTCGGCCGATGTTATGCGGCTTGTCGGGTAGCCTTTTCCTAGTAAGGTAGGTCCGGATCAAATTCGTCATCGGTCGATTCGTCGGCTTGCTGGCCGATTACGTTCTGGATCTTTGAAATGCACTCGAAGATTCCAGCCGCTACGCCGCTGGCAAAAGACCTCGATTGAATGTCTCCTGCGAGTTGATTCATCCCCTGATCCTGGTGGTACTTGCGAGATGCTGCCATGTATTCCAGAACCTCAGCAAGCTGCTTTCCGGTCAGGCCAACGTCCGGCTTTGCTCCCGATGATCTTGCATCGAAGATTTCAACCCGGTCGACCAACTGAGTAGGGTCGTGGACGATCGGTACTGATTGCCATGGATTCCAGTCGCCCTGATAAAACCTACCGTGGCGGCTGATAGTGTCGTTTCGAGACCTCATTTGCAACTGCAAGTTGCCTCGGTCATCGGCGACCATTCGTAAATCAATCATCGCTATTGCTTTCCTCCCGCATCCAGCCTTCGTTCTTCGTCAAGAGCATAAGCGTTGAGCTTGACCTTGGCGAACTTCATACCCGCGATGCGCACGAACGCATTGCTACTTATTTTCTGCCTGCCGGTCTGAACCGCCGACAGGTACGAAACACTCAGCCCGGTTCGTCGTGCCAACTCCCGCAGCGAGATCCCCTCGGAAGCGACCTGGATCAACTCGACCGCCGATGCCTCAGCCTCAGCGCGAGCCCGATCTGATTTTGCCTCAGCACGCAGCAGGTCGATCGCCACCTTTTCTAGCTTGCTCATGAGTCATCCCGATCAACGAACGATTCCGAACCAGCCATGCCCCACAACGTTGCACCGCAGCCGAACGCAGCACCGAGGACAAACGATACAGCCATCCAAAAAACAAAAACCAGCATTTTCCTAGCCCTTCAAAAAACAGAACGCTACTTTATTTTCCTGCCCCTAGCGACCTCGGCCGCATGTTCACGCACCCGAGGATTCCACTCGGACCAGCTTGCCTTCTTTGGCGACCACGGACCGTCCGGGTCATGCCCGAGCGTCAAGTGATGATCCCGGCACAGGGTTATCAGATTCGACTCGACCAGTTCCAGCTTCGGGAACTTACTGACCGGGCGAACGTGATGAACATTCAACGCCACCGATGAACCGCACGCAACACAAACTGGATTTTTTTGCACGAACCGATCACGCACCTGACGCCACCCCGAGGACCGCTTGCCCTCTGAGGGATTCCAGTCGATCGATTCCTCGACCTCTCGGAGTGGCTTGTCCGACTGCGCGAACCAGCAGGCCCACGGCCACACGCAGCCGCCGAGGATCAGCAGGACGCAAAGCAGCTTGAGCAGGTCACGCATCCGAGGGTTCCTCGAACACCAGATAGCCACCGACCTGACGCATTGTCGATCCTGGGTAGTGCTTCTCAAGCATATCTCCCAGCTTGCCTAGTACGCTCGCAGGGACCGGTAGCCTGATCTGCATGATCAAACCAGGACTATTGGATTGGCCTGGATGCTTGACTTGAATCTGGCTCTGATGCTTGACCGGTCTAGGCTCATCGACCACGAATCGGATCGCTGGCCACTTGTCACGGTTCGCCTCCTCGACTCGATCACCGATCACAAGCCAGTCCTTGCAGCTCAGCGACCAGTAGCCATCAGACGCCAGCCGTGGTTCATCACCGAGCAGCCGAAAGCCTTTCGGTACAGGAAGCTCGTACTTTTCAAGCTCGGAAAGAACGCACCATCTTCCAAATCTTGAGTCGTCGGTTTGGAACAAATACTCGTTTTTCGTCACTGATTTTATTCGCCCGATTGTTCCGGTCCTGGAGTGATTCGGATTCACGAACCGAACTTTATCGCCAACAACTGGATTCCAGGGTGCAGATATCGACTCGACCACCTTTCCGTTTGCATCGGTCCGGACAATCTTAGAAACCGTGTCAGTCCAGGGGCAGTAGGTTAATCCGATCGACGACGGAGGACCGCTCTCGACAGGCTCTTTAATCGGTCGGCAGAACCAAGAAGGAATTAACGCCAAAGGGAACATTGCTGCCGTCAGTTCGTTCCATCCTGCACCCCAGTTGATGAAGTCCCCAGGAATCGGCTCTTCGTTGTCCTCAAGCATTCGGCAGCCGTCCTTGGGACTGCGCGTCGGTGCTGGCTCGCGGTAGACTTGGCATTGCTTCCACAGCACGCCGTCTACATCGACCCACCTTGAGCCATGAAGATGCTTGACTAATTTCCACCCCGCAAGCGAGCAATCTAGCCAGTCTTCGTTGTCGTCATCCTTGAACCTAGCCGGAATCGGCTTTCCGGTCTTTATGACTTCCGCAACATCGTCACCAGTTGCGTCACGCCAGTTTTCGCCACCTTGCTTTTTTCCATCAGACATTTGCAGTTTGCCCTTTCAGGGTCTTGGGGGTTATCGAATCATCCGTGTATCTAACGCCACGGATCACTTAAAGAAAAGCTGTCTTGCAATATCCCATACGAGATACAAGCCCAGCGCATGCAAGCCGACAAGACAACCGACCGCAGCATAGATGCAACGATCGGCAATCCTGTCGACTAGATTGAAAAAATCATCGTCCATTATTTTGGTGCGTAGTTGTCCATTTCTTCTAGCAGGTCATCGACAGCAATCCTGATATCCTCAGCCATGACGTAACGCTCCCAAAGAACTCCTTCGGCATCGTCAAAAAACTCCTCCAAGCGTTTTGCTCCGACTTGCATCGTCCTCAGCAAGAGCATGATTTCGCCGTGGTTTGGAGCGATCAAGTTTCGTGCTGCTTCGTGCTCGGCAGCGTCCATGATCTCCTGAGCGCTTTCGATTGGTACAGCCATGCGATTGACCGCACAGACCGGATCGACCGAATCGAAGGCACCGACCAACGCATCCCGAGATTCGCCCTTCAAGTCCTCGGCGGCCTCAGCCTCTGGAAACCCAGGGCATGGGAATTCAGGGAAGTTTGCCATCGCTTCGACCTGAGCCTTCAAGACCTGTTCGGCTCCGGACCGATCCTCGTGCGACCTCAGCAGCTTCCCGGCTAGGTCATTCTCGCCGATCACGGTAGCAGGTTGAATCCTCGCAGCCATTTCCTCAGCCCTCAAGATCTTGGCCAGCTTCGCTTCGATCTCTCTTTCCCTTTCGTCCTGTTCGGTCTTCTGGCGTGCCAGTGCCGCCTTGTCCGCAGCGATCTGATCTTGCTCGTCCTTGATCTTGGCTTTCCGGTCAGCCTCTTCCTGAGCGAGCGTAGCGGCCTCTGCTTTGGCTTTTGCGTCTGCTTCTGCCTTCGCTTTCCGTCCGGCTTCGATATACTCTGCAAACTGCTCGTCGGTCCAGGACTCAGCCTCGGCAGTCGAGATCGGCTTTCCGGTCACCTTGACGCTCTCCGAGATTCGACCGTCGATCCAGGCTTGGTGCTTTGCTGCGAGTTCTGCACGCTCTTGCTCCACCTTGTCGTCAACGGCCTGCTTCTTGGACTTCAACGGTTCCTCGATCGCTTCGAGGCTCGAGGTGATCCGCTTCGCTTCGGCGTTCACGGTTCGTTGCCACTTCAACGCTTCCTCGTTCAGATTCTTCCGCTTCGCTTCGACCGCCCCACGCTGGTTTCGACACCACGCGATCGCCTCTTTGACGTCCCGATAGCCTTCCTTCGTGTCAGCCGACAACGGCCCAAACTTTTCCGCAGCCGCAGCAATCACATCATCAGCGATCACAGACCGCAGACCCTCGACCACTGGTTTCACTTCCGTCGTCATACCCTTTCCCATCCTCTGCACCATGCTTGGTACTCTTGACCCATCAACTCACGGAGCACCGCGCGGCGCTCTCGACACTCTTCGGTGATTTCCTCTTCGACGTCAGCGAAGGATGCAAAGCCACCGACTTGGCTTGGAACGTACCAGCTTGGACCGCTCAGAAAGAACCGTCCGGCCACTACTTCAAACGTCCATTCGCAAGCCCGGTGAACGCCACGCGAGACTTGCTCCCAATCGAATTTTGCCATGAAAAAATCCTCCACCAGTACAACGCCACCGAGCGACAAAACAAAACCAAAAAACCGGAGCCCATCCCGGCAGGAGGCAGTCGTCGATCATCGCTTCGCGTCGTTCACCGCTTTGTTTGCTGCTTTGATCCATCGATTGATCTTGGCCAGTTGCGATTTCGCGTACCGCTTTTCCTCCGGCCCACGGTCGCCCTGCAACGCTTCGCACAGCGTGTGGCAGTCCTCGTAGAACTCCCCTCGCCGCTCGACCGCCAGATCCAGCAGCAAATCGATCGAGTAGTCCTCTGGCCGCTTGTCGTCGTCAGAACACCAGTTCTGCAGAACGCAGTCCAGTTCCTCGATCGACTGTAGCCTCTTGAGTAGTTTTTCCATCTGTCATTGTCTCCAAAAAAGCGTTAGGGTTTCAGCATTGTCGGCTGATTGAAAGGTTAGAATGGAACCGATGGATCGAGCAACGCTTCCCGATTACGGCGATCTTGCTTGCGCTTGTCCAGATTGGCCATCCGGTCCAAGTAGTTCTTTGGGAACCGGATTTCAACGTAATCCAATCCGTGAAAAGCATTGCTTTGCGTCGCAACCTCGATTGCTTCCGAAGTAGGGAACGTTTTAACCAGGAATTTGTGAATCCGAGTTGGTGTGCAGCAATCGCCTTCGATTAAAAAACCGCCCCAAACTTCGAACAATCCGCTTTTTGATGCCTTGGCCATTTTCGTCTGATCCTTTCAGGTTTCCGTTCAAGGGAGCGACTTGCTCCCCCATAGTAGCTAGGGCTCATTTGGCCGAAAAACAGGGCGCGGGTTTTTCCAGAATCTTGTAAACGTTTACAGCGACCGACGCGACGGACCAACGAAAAACCAGGGAAAACGCAAACCAGAAAAAAACGCCAGAAAAAAACAACCCTACTTTTTTTGCACCCTGGAACGCCCGATACACAGGGTCCGTTGGAGTTCGAGCCGGCGCGTCATCTGCCCTAGCTTGTAGGAACGCTTCTCGGCCGTGTCGTAGCCGATCTGGTGGAACGCCCACGCTGGCATCGCCGTTTTGTAGCCCTCCCAGAACCAGCCTTCGAGCCGATCCAGGTCCGCGTTCGACAGGTCGCAGCCAGCAACGCTCTCTAGTTCCTCGATCCTGCTTCGGATCATTTTCTTGTCGATCATCCCCTTGGCTCCTGGTTCGGTGTCTGGTGGTCCATTGCGTGCCAGCCGTTCGGTAGCCTTACTAGGATACCCTCGACCTTGCGCAGCCGATACGAATGCTCGATATAGGCCACCTTGCCGGACTGCGTATTCGATTCGGCGTGCAGGTCCAACTCCTGCACTTTCAGATCCCCCTCCAAAGAGGGAACCCACAACTGCTTTCCGTCGAACGGACCACCGACGAACTCGACCGGGATTGCGTCGCTCATGAATCCTGCTCTTTTCCCCGATAGTCTGGAACGTCCTTCCGCATGATATTCAGCGTCGCCTTGATTCCGCTTATCGCAGTCCGGTGACGGGTCGCCCACATATACTCGCCTGCCACTGTAGTCCGAAGCAACGTACCGACCTTGGCAACCGCACGTTCGGCTTCCAGGTACGCTTCCCTGATTCGTTTCACGTCCTCGGCCCTCTGTGCATTCAGGGCCTTTCGCTCATCGCTCATCGTTACTTCATCCTCTTGAGATAATCCGCGATCCGAAACAACACCACAACGCATTCCAACACGATCCGCACCACGACCGAGGCCAGCAGATACGCCACAGCGTAAGCCGCAACCGTAGCGACCATCTGAGGGACCGAACCGCCTGAGCGAGTCCGCAGCCCCATACCGATCGCCATCAGAGCAACCCCGCCAGCACCGACCGTCAGCCATGTACCCCAAAGCGCCGAAACCAACGCCGGGGTCAATGCCGACCGGAACCCCAGGTCGAAGATCCCGGTTGGCGCGTCCCTGGAAACGTTTACAGGCGTTGCGGTTTGCGGTGGCTCTTTTGGCCACTCATTCGCCGGTGGAGGTTCTTCTGAAAACAACGGAAACCCATCGAGCAATCGCTCTAGCTGCTCCTGCTCGTCCTCGACCGGCCACTTGAGTCCGATCACGTTTTCTGCCATCGCGGTCTTTCCGCTGATTGTCGCCGTCAGCCTTGTACTCCTGGTAATCAACCCGTCGTTGACCAACCGCTGCAACTCGTTGCCGCCGACCGATCGGAACTGACCGGCCTCATCTTCAAACTCCCACGCCATGAAACACCTCTGCGATGAATGGAAAAACAATCGTTCGCAGATACAACGCCACCAAGCCCAGAAACCAAACTAGATTTCAGTTTCGGTCACTTCGTGCATTCCATGCAGAGCGTCCACCGAGCGACACAAAAGAGCCATCGCAGCCTCCAAGCAGTCCCGCCCGTCATCGTACGCCCCGTAGGGAAACGTCCGCAGTTGGTCCAGCAGCATCTCGTTGGACGCCGAACGCCTGAACCGGATCAATCGCTTCTCGAACCACTTCCCAAGACGCTCCACGCGCACCACTTTATTCACGGTCTGATTGACTAGGATTGGTGGGTCCGCGTTGTACCCGATCTCTTGGCAAACGTCCCAATAGTCGTCGGCCAGCAGGTCTTGCCAAGCGTTAGCCTCGATCCCGACGAACGCGGTTTTTCGCTCCCGATTCCACTCGACGTAGGTCCGAACCATTTTCGGGACTGGCATCCGGTCGATATTCGAGTCGACATAAAACAGACCGTTTCGGTATCCGATCCAGACCATTGCTTGATAGTCACCCTTCCGCGAGTTCTTGCCTTTCGAGGGGTCCAGGAACGCAGCCGACAGATAGCACTCCCGAGGGTCCGGGAACTCGTCGTCCTCGGCCCAGACATTTTGGAAGTACGCATCTGGCCAGGAACTCATGCTCGAGCCCTTCGGACTGCCCTGGTAGATCGAGGACCACCAGTGACCAGCCTGCCGCTTGCGACGCAGCATGACTTCTTCCGGCCAGCGTTCCGGCCACAGCGCCTCGCCCTCGGCCCTCCCGAGAGGATCCTTTACTTCGTCGCCCTCCCGCAGAGCTTGCAGCGTGATCGAACGAACCCGTATTTCCAGCTCGTCCTTCCGCTTTTCGATCCGTCCGATCAGGTCGTCCTCATGCCACTGAGTACACAACAGAACCACCTTGCCCCCAGGCTCAAGACGGGTCGAGCTAGTCGACACGAACCAATCCCACTGGTCGTCACGGATCTTCTGCGAGTACGCACTTTTGGCATCCTTCAAGTAGTCGTCGATAATCAGCACGTTCGCACCGAACCCAACGATCGAAGTCCCAACACCCGCGGCCAGACAGCCGCCGTGATACTTTTCCAGTTGCCACTCTCGAACCGCCGAGTGCTTTGGGTCCACCCCAGGGAGCCCCATCATTGGTGCAAGCTCATGCACCTTGTCCCGCACCCACCGCGAGTGCGATGACGCTAGCGTTGCCGTGTTGGTGCAGATCATCACCCGCGAGTATGGATTCCGCAGCAGATACCAAGCCGGAGCCCAACGCGCTAGATACTGCGACTTCCCATGCCGAACCGGACACTTCACGATCAAGCAGTCTAAATTCGGATCGTTCAAAAGATTGCGAAACTCGAAGTCGATGACCGCTAGATGCCGAGCACGCTTCCAGTCGTTCGAGAAGTGTTCGGCCATCAGCAACGGGGACCGCATTGCCTGAGCGTCCTCGTACACCTTGCGAACGTCGGCTGGCGACACCCATTCGCCTCGTTCAAGCGTAGTCATCCACGGCCCCCGGTAGTACCTTCCGGTCCCTCATATCCAGATCGTCTGTTCCGCTGTCGATCATTGCTAGGATTTGATTGACCGTGATGTTGGTTCCGGCCTGGACTTGAACCGGCAGCTCTTTCGGCTTGGTGTTCACTTGGTCCATTGCCAACAGAAGCCGATTGGCCCACAGCTTCTCTTTGACTCCTGCTTGTGGGTCCATCATGATCCGAGCCGATTCGAATACCATCCGCTCTCGGAGTTCAGGTGGTATTGGCCATCGCTCGTTTACCGACCGCAGTTCTAGCCGCAGATCGTTGAGCCGTTTTAGTTGGTCCCCTCTCCCAGCTTTGGTTGCTAGCTCTTGATTCGCTTTGGTCAGTTCTGGCCAAAAGAACGAATCTGGTTGGGGGTTGCCTGTCGCTATCGGTGCGGATTGTGACACCGGCTTGATGCCTGTCGTTTTCTTTCCGCGCCCCGGTGACTTTTTCTTTCCGGCGCGTTTGGTCATTTTTTATTTGGCCACTTGAACTTGCACTTTGGGCATTCAATTTCGGTGCTGTTTGAGTTTTCACCGTTTGTGGGTTTGCTGATTGGATCAGGGTTGGCGTAGTTTGCAACCTGCAAAAGTTCTACAGCGAACTCTTGAAGGCCCTCGAGATCGAACCTGCATTCGTCTACCAGTTGCGTTAGCTGCGATGAGTCAATTGTAGCCAAAGAACTTGAAGCATCGAGGATCAGCAATGCTTTGCGTTCCTCATCAGGGGTAAGTTCGACGTACTCGACATCGATCAGCGTTTCCTCACCAACACCCAGGGCCTGCATCACCCTTTCGTGGCCGTCGATGATGTGTCCGGTGACTTGGTTCACAATCACGGACTTGATGAACCCTAACTCCTGGATCGAAGCGGCTACGACCTGACGTTGCTTTTCAGGGTGAAGTCGATGGTTGAATGGGTTTGCCAGCAGTTGCGATGCAGCAACCTTGCCATGCCCTACGATCTTAGATTGCCATTGATTTGTTTCAGTTTTCTTTTTTGCCATGGCTATGCGACACGCTCCTCGAGGATAGCTTTTTTGCCGGTCATGTTTTCCCATCGCTTAACGATGACATCGCAGTATCGAGGGTCCAGCTCAGTGCCGTAGCATACTCTTCCAGTCTGATCGCTAGCAATCAAAGTTGAGCCTGATCCGAGGAACCCGTCAAGAACTATGTCTGCAGGTGCAGAAGAATTGACGATTGCCCTGGCGACCAATCGGATTGGTTTCATTGTTGGGTGATCGCTGTTCCGCGATGGCTTGTCAAACCTCCAAGTCGACTCCTGCGAGTCATCGCCATCATAAGAAACCGAGTAGTTGTCCACCTTGAGAATCACGGTGCGACCATTGAAACTGATGGTGATTTCCTTCTTGCCGTCTTCTGAATCACGGATTGTTAGACCCTCGGAATCATCGATGACCGTTGTGCGTTTTCGACCACCATAGAAACTATGGCGAGCACCAGACCTCCAACCGTAAAGAATTGGTTCATGCCTCCATTGGTAATCTTGCCTACCGAGGACCAAAGAATTTTTGACCCAAATCAGGCACTGCTTCAATTCAAATCCAGCAGCACAAAACGCATTCCTAAACCGCTCACCCTCGGAATCAGCATGGCACACATAGACAGCCCCACCAGGATCTAGAACCTCGCCCATGGTCTTAAATGCAGATCGCAAGAACGAAAGAAAATCATCACCGCTCATGGCGTCGTTTTTGATTGTCAGTTTTTCTTTTGTCCCGCCGACATACGCCACATTGTAGGGTGGGTCGGTGAAAATCATTTGTGCGGTTTTGTCTTTGAATAACCGAGCCATCGATGATGACTCCAAGCTCGAACCGCAAAGAACGCGGTGGGGCCCGAGAACCCATAGGTCTCCAGGCTTGGTGATGGGGTCACTTGGTACTGCAGGAACGTCATCCTCGTGAATCTCTGGATCCGGATTAATGGTCACGGACTCTAGCATCTCAGAAGCAAGATCGTTCAGTGCGTCAAGATTGAAACTGCAGTCGCCAACCAGAAGATTAAGTTGGGAAGCGTCGAGTTCGGCTAGTTCGCTTGACGCATCTAGAATCAACAGGGCTTTCTTTTCGTCCTCTGGCGATAGCTCAACGTACTCAACATCAATCAGGGTTTCTTCGCCTACACCGAGAGCCTGCATCACACGCTCATGGCCGTCAACGATGTGGCCAGTCAATCGGTTTACGATCACCGACTTGATGAATCCTAGCTCCTGGATTGAAGCAGAGACAACGTCCCGCTGCTTCTGAGGATGCCGCCTGTGGTTGAACGGGTTGGCTAGAAGTTGATCCGCAGCGACCTTGCCATGCCCGACGATTTTGGACCGCCACTGAGCCGGTTCGTTTTTATTTTTCGCCATGGTTACTCCGAGGTTCGAGGAACCAACAGAGTAACACCTTGCAATCGCTGACGCAACCGACCTACAGACCGGTCGAAGTCTCTAGGTCCCACGGCCCGTAAGTTCTAAGATACAGCAGCTTCTCGATCACCTCGTCGGCCGTGTAAACGTGCAGGTTGTTGATCTGATCGATCTTTCCGATCCCGTAGTAGACCTGCTTCGGCAGCACGCAGCATCGGCCGTTACTCGTATCGATCACGATCCCCTTGTCAACGTCCAGCACGAACGCATGACCGTGGTAGATGCCCTCGATGTTCGCTTGACCGCAGACCTCGGCATGTACAACCCGAAGGTGAGCCGCCGCGTCCAGCCGCCGACCGTGTTCGCAGACCTCGAGCATCAGACTCGCAGCCGCCTCATAGCAATCACCGACGGCCTCAGTCGCACCATTACGCGAGGATTTTTTTACCCTCTTACTCATCGTCGCCCCCGACCGCGGTTCGCAGGGTTTCCAGTCCAGCCTTGACCATCTTTGCGGCCCAGGTTCCCGAGCAACCGAAAGCCTGTCCGATTTCGTCGTAGGTCCGATCCTCATAGAATCGCATCTTGACCGCCATCTCGATGTTCGCATCCATACCGGCAAAGCCAGCTTCGAGCCCTTCGATTTGCTCGCCCAAGATCATCGCTTCGAGAGGGTCGGACTTGCATTCTTGATTCGGGTTTTCGCCCGACACCAGCCAGTCGTGGTCCCGTCGCGAGTCGCACCAAGCCTTGCGCCTTGCGGATTTGGCCGTCCAGATCGCTTTGGTCCGCGGGGCCTGAGCGTAAGCAGTCAGGATTGCCACGGCCGCATCCTGCATAACGTCCTCGACATCGACCTTGCCCTCCACGCCTCGGAGCTTCGATTGAATCACACCTTGCAAACCATCAAGAACTTCAAGAACTTCAAGCATTTTACTGCCCTTTCATCCACAATTCCGAAGAAACAACCGGGTTATTGACCCGTCACAGACCAAATTGTAACCGCCACCCCCGAGGGTGTCCAGGCTCAGTGAACACTATTTCGGCAAAATCTCTAGCCGAACACCAGGATTTCCCTTCCGAATCTCGACCTCGACTGTCCCAATCCAGGAGATTTGCCAGTGGTCGCCATCGATCGCGCCGGCATCGACCACGCCATCAATCAGAGCCTTGCATATCTGGATCATGTTGGCTCGGTCCCGTCGCTTATTGTCCTCGACGTAGAACCGGTAGTTGATCACATGCTCGCCTTTTACGGCCGACTGCCCCCGAGCCATTTGGTCCAGCGCGATCATCTTGGCAATCAGCCTCAGATCCGATACCGGCTTGCTTTTGGTTCGCCAGTGGCCCTCATTGTGGGCGGTGATCCCTTTCGGGTATGGAAGATCAAGAACCACGGTTTCGCATCCTTTCCTCAAAGTACCAACTGACGACTGGCTCCGAGTACAGCCGCCTGATCGAATGCCGCTGGACGAATTCCGGGTCGTACCATTCAGGGTCGCACTCCCGTTTCAGCTCGAGCATTTGCCCGACGGTCAGCTTCGGTCGATCGAACCCCGAGAGCCGTTCGCCGTGTTGGGTCTTGTGACAGATCGTGCAGAGCATCACTACCAGCCGACGGTCCTCCCTGCGGGGCTTATTTGCGATGTGAGCACGTTCGATCAACCACGGCCCATAATACTCCATCGGACAGCGCGACGCGTTACAGGCCCAGCAGCACGCGAACAAAGCTCGCATCGAGTGATACTCAGCACTAGCCGAATACTGCTCCTGGTCCCAGGGCTTGTCGGAGTTCTCGCAGCAGACTTTTGTGCGTTTTTTCTTCCCACCCTTTGCAGATCCCATCAAACAGCTCCGGCCTGTCCGAGTGCTCGACCAGCTCCAACGACGTTATCACTAGCTCCAGGTTTGCAGTCGATTCGATTCTTCTTAGGATCCGGTCGACCGATTGCCTCGGAGATTGCGATTCGGGACTGCCGCTTGACCTCTTGGTCCACGGTTCGCCCGACATAGAAATCCGTTGCCAACACCCTGCCATTGTAGACCTCTCTTGCTCGCATCGGGCAATTCAAACTCGCCAGTTGTTCTTCGAGCACCTCTGCTCGGTCGCCAGACACCGCCAGTCGGTGAATAAAAACGACATCGCCTTTTTCCGCATACACTTTCAGGAACCCGTCCGGGAACCTCTCGATCACGATTCTACGACCAGCGACGCTTTGCTGTTCTTCCTCGATGATCTTCTTTCGGATCCATTCAGACGCCGCGAATCCGGCCTCGGTCGACAGGATTTGCTTCCAGTGTTTCCTCAGCAGCCAACTTAGGAACCTTTGCCCCTGGTCGCTCCACAGTAACCAGCCGGCCAGTTGTTTCCTCGATACGAATTCCATCCAGCTCATTTGGCCACCTTGCTCCTGGTCCAAGGGTAAACGTCACAGACCAGCCGATGCCAGTCTACCGAATGTTGCTCTGGCGGTGGGAACCGAAGCTCGGCAGCATTTGCCCAGACGCCGTTCTGCTCGCAGCGAGATCGCCACACGCCGACCGCACTACTGACCGGCTTGCCGGACCTGCTCATTGCGAACAGAGTCGACACCCAGATTTGATTCGCAGTTTTTTGCTTCGACTTCTTTTGCTTGTTGACTAGCCCCCGCATCAGTTTCAGTTCGCCGGTCATCATCTGGACTTTGCGCACCGACTGAGCATGAGCATGTCCGCACCCAGGACAACGCTGGCCGTACTGACGCCACACCGAACACTTCGGGCAGCAGATGCCTTCGACGTCCTGTGGTTTTTCAGCCTTCGAGATTTGCGTTGCTCGCCCCTGAGCGATCGTCTTGTTCGTGCAGCCGAGCGTCCAGTCTCGATCGACGTTCGGGCTTCCATGCCGCCAGTAGCACCCGCCATGACTCTGCCAGATCTTAAACTCGTAGTCCGGAAAGTACCTCTGGATCCGACCGACCGATTGCAGGTAGGTAGCGATCCCGCCGAATACGGTCGCCGCGATCCCATGGTAGAGCCAAGGCATATCGATTGCCTCGCGCAGAATGAATCGATTCGTCAGCAGCTTGATTTCACCCGTCCGGGACATTTCCATAACCTGAGCGCGAGTCTCCGGAGTCGTGTCGTAGGTCTCCAGGACGATCGATCCGGTTGAACTTCGGTGAGGCAACAGGCACGTTTCGCCGTCGATATGAGCGACCGGGACACCCATCTTGGCCCATTCCTCAGCGAACCAACGCGACGCCGGAACAGACGGAGCGAACAGGATCGTCGGCTTGCTGTCCGGGTTGAGCTTTCGCCAGTTTGCGTACGCATCGCCAAAAATCTTGTACGTTCGTGGTTCGAGTTGCGTTGAACTGAATTCGTTGTCAACGTCCTGCTTGAGTCCAGTACAGTCGATTTCGCTCGGAGAGTACACCCGCACCGGCAAGTGAGCTTTGACCTTGCGCATTTCCGAGTACGTCCCGAAGTCGATCAGTTCGTCGTACAGCTCGCCGCATCCGACCGGGGTAGCAGACAGCCCCAGGATGAATGCACCCCGAGCCTGATGCCCTTCCCAGGTCGCGCCGCCAGCAGTCGAGCCGCCTTTGACGATCGAGATCGCCTTGTTTTTGGTTTGCAGGTGCGCCTCGTCAAACAGCACCAACGATGGACTTCCGAGGTCCCAGGTCGACTTGCGAATCGCCCGAGCGAACACCGAATCGGTCATGCAGATCTGAACCGCCTTCGATTCGTCGTACTCGTGACCTGCGGCCATGATTCCATGGTCGACCCCCGCCCGAGTGAACGCAGCCGATAGCTGCTCTTTGAGCATTGTTCTGTGGAGATAGATGCGAACGTTTCCACCCGCTGCGACTTCTTCCTCGGTCAGTTGTTGCATCACGCGCGACTTGCCCGCCCCGCAAGGTGCAGCAGCAATCACCGACCCGATCCCACGGAGTCTAGCGTCCCTGATTCGTTCCTTAGCTCGGTCCTGGTGTGGCCAATTGACAGTGGTCATCTTCCCCTCACTTGATTTCGACAACATCAACACCAGGAGCTTCGTAGGTCACTTCCGTTGCCAGCCCTTGGTCCATCACAATAACGCCGCCGCGAAGCATCACGCTACAAAGTTTCGTCAAGAAATCCAAAGTCGCATCATCGTCCTTCGTCGAGACGAATTTAAGCGACGATACTTTTTTTGTTTCATCGTCGTGGACAAACCGAATGCGGATCATTGCAGTCCTTTGAGCTTCTTCGTCATCGCTTCGATTTCAACCTTGATCGCATGACTGCAATTTGCCTGCTCGCACGCCCTGATGAATCGACCCCAGGCGGTATGCACAGCACCGAGCTTTTCAGGGTCCGGGTCTGTAAACGTTTCCAAGGGTCCAGGCTCTTTCCCTGGTTTTTCATTGGTATCAGCAAACGGGTCTTCGTCGCCCAGGTCCGTTTCAGGGTCCGCAGGTTCGACCGCTGGATTGCTCTCAGGTTCGGCCACCGAATCACCGACCGGACACAGGCACGCCGAGCAAGCGTACCCGCCGTCGGTCAGCACTTGAGTCACGCCAGCACAGTCAGAGCACTTCCAACCCGATACGGGAATCACCGCATCGACCTTGGCTGGTGGTTTCTCACGCTTCGGCTTTGGCTCGGAGTTCAAGTCCGGGACCACGCCAGCAGCCGCCTGCTCGATGATCGCGTCGAGCTTCTTGTCCTTCTCTCGCAGGCTTACGATATAGGTGTGACTCACGCCGACCATCGCAGCCAAGACGCGAGACGTTTCATCCGGGAACTCTGCGATTGCAATTCCCGCAGCCTTGCGTTTATCTGCTTGAGTCCTTCGGTGGCCGTGTGAAGCATTCGCACCGCAAGCAGCACGCAAAGCATCCTGAAAAGTACCTTTCGTCACCGTCGCTTCGATCCTGGATTTGCCGACATTCTGCGCCGCAAGCACTCGGCAGAACCCATCGACGACCAGCAGTTGACCGTCAACCTCGAAAGCCTGGACCGGTGGGAAAGTCACTTTTTCTCGCCAGAGGTCCTCGTACTCTTTGATCAGAGCCTCCGGGACCGAATCCCGACATTGGAGTCTTGGATCGAGAATCAAAAGGCTCGTCGCTATTGTTTTTTTGCTTGTCATTTTTCCTTCGTTTCAATTCGAGTTGTACGGCAAGAGCTTGGTCGACAGCCATCTCCGCGATTTCTTCCGTCGTCCATTCCAGCTTCGGATCGGCCATGATGTACGCTTGCATCGCAGCCTTTGTAAGTGCCAAAATTACTTCGTAATCGGTCATGCTATCCGTTTTCAGGGGTCAGGGTATTGAGTTGCGTCTTGAACTTTTCGGTCAGCTTAGCGAACTGTTCGTCGGTCAGTATGGCTTTCGATCGGTACGCCACAACCGTATTCGCCACTTCACCGAGTCCCTTAGCCGATGTTGAAACCGTGTACCAACGGTCCAGCATTGCAGCCGCAAGAATCGACCAGTCATCCTTTTTGATCGCGCCACGGATACCATGGTTCGACAACGCAGCTTCCATCTTCGGGAGTTGATCCAGGGTAGCAGCCTGTAGCTTACCCATAATGTCGTTGATCTTTTCGTCGGTCAGAAGCTCGACTGGCGGTGGCTTGGTTTCAGGCTTGGTTTCCTGCTCGACGACTGGTTGCTGCGACCTCGCCTTGTCGCCCGGTTTCATGCCGGTCGCAGACGCAGCGTTTCCGTCGTCGTCGTCATCGATGCACAGGCTAAGAATCGCAGCCAGCGCGTAGCGTCTCTGGTAGGTGATTGCAGACCCTAGAGCCTGCGGTGTGATTCCCATAATATCGTTCTTGTTCGCATCACGACGAATCACCGCCTCAAGCGGTCGCATCACGCTCTCGCCCTTGATCCACTGGCCGGACTGGTGTAGCAGCAGCGTTTGCAGCATATTGTCGCCCGTCGGCATCTGAACGACCGACAAACCGCAATTTGCCAGAACCGGATTGACCACCGCGAGGATGGTTCCGAGATCGGCGTATTTCGACTTGAAATAGTCGTTCTTGGTGTCCTTGGTAATCTTTGGACACTCGGCGTGAAACTTCGCTAATGCAGCCGCCAGCAAGTCTATCTTTTCTGAGTGAAACATGGCTTTTCCCTTTCGTATTGGAGCCACCTATACAACGCCACCGAACCGGCAGCGACAACCAAAAAACCAAAGCCCCGAGAGGGATTCGGACCCTCGCCCGGCAACCGCTCACCCTAAGGGCGCGTGTCGTCGTGTTCCTCCGCAATAACTTCCGGGGCAAAAGGATCGGGCAGGATTCAAACCCGCCTAGGAATCGCAATGCTCCTGCCATCGGCCAGTCCTCAGAACTCGATTCGCTGCTACCTCACGCGTGTCGCCACCACGCCGCCGATCCAGTTCCCTGTGAAGGCTTCGAACCTTCCGTCTCCAAGCCGAGGCTTGGTGTTTCGCCATCAAAACTTACAGGGATTATTTGCCGGTTACGTTTGTCCGGCGTGCTGTCCGTGAGCACCGTTCATTCTCGACAGCCGGTCCTCTCCCTCCGACTGCCGAGCATGGATCAATAGTTCGATCGGTAAATTACCGTTGCGTACCATCCGTTTCGGCCACGCGCTACGCCGATTTCCTGGACAGGCTTTCGGCCCCAGTAGCAGCACTTTTTAATCGCAGCGTCCGGGGAGCTTGTCGAGAACCCCACGCCCTCAGCACAGCCGCCATTGAAGCCGCCGCCAACGTGATACAGCCGACCGCTTGCAGCCTGCCGTTCTGCCTTCCATTGGGCCAGTCCGTTTGCACAGACCACAGACCGCACAGGCTGAACCTCGCAGACCACATGCTCGACCACTCGAACCGGAATCTCGACCGCAGCCGAAACCACCGAGCCGATCACTCGATCCGATGGACTCGAAGCACACTGACCGTTCGAGCACACTTGCCCGAGCGCTGGCAACGTCAACACAGCAAGCATCCAGCCTGCAAGAATGAAACGCTTCATAAACCTACCTCCTAGAGAACAGAAACAAACTCTCAACTAAACAACGCCACCGACCGAAGGCCGACAACTATTTTTTCATAAATTGATCGTAGCCGATCGCAAGAGCAGCCAAAGCAGACTGCTTAATCAGTCCATGGATGATCACATCGTACTCGCCCGGCAGATCGATCTTGGCCACGAAATCATCGTAGACAGTCCCGACCACGGTCAACGCCGTTTCCTTGTCGAGATTCTTTAACTGCTCAGCGCCGAGCTTGCGGACCACGCGAATCACAATGTCCACGAACTTTGACCCTGCGGCCATCGGTCGCTTGCGCGTCGACAGAGCGATATCCTCGATCGACGATTCAACTTCGTCACGCAACACCTTCTCAAAACTCAAGTCCTTCATTTTGGACCTCCTTAAAAAATCAATGGAGCCGGCCAGTCGGTTCGATGCCAGTTGCCGCTTTTGGTTCGCTCGATGATTTCTTCAATCGCATCTTGCAGGACCAGAGCAGCAGCCGCCAACGTTTGCTGACACGGACAGATCACCTCGCAACGGTACGGGACCGCTGTCTCGACTACGATAAAGTATACATCAGGGAGCGACCCGCCGCGAATCGACTGGACCAGCAATTGATAGTTCACGGCCTGGATATCCCACCGATGGTCTACCGGTCGATACTTGATCGTTCGCTCGCCCAGGTCGCTGATCGTTTTGAAGTCCAGGACGAAATCCGTCAGCCGGTCGAGCCGCCCTCGCATCGCCTGAGTTGTGCCGTCCGATAGCGGAGCATCGGCCGTGATCGTGATCTCGTTCAGAGCGTTCGTACTGCTCGCATCGAGTAGCTTCGCCGCAAACGGATTCGATTCGACCGCCTCTCGGATCCACTTGATCTTTTCGATCTGATCGGACTTGAGCAGGATCTTGCCTTTGTTCTCACGCTTGAACTGCTCCCATGCTGCCCCGCGCCGGTGGCCGTTGCCGCTTAGCGCCGACTCCGGAATCTCGACCCAGGACTGCTCCCAGACTGCCAGCAGTTGATCCTCATGGATCACTGTTCCGAGTTCCATCGCGTCGGTCGGCTTGACCGCAGGACGATTTAGAACGTGCTGCCAGTGAAACATCTCCGGTGAATCGAGCAGCGTTTTAATCATGCTCGCAGACAGTTCAGGTCGTAGGTGGTACGAATCAATCGGCTCTCCGATGTGAGCCTGCCCGTTAGAAAAACCCATCGTTATAAATCCTTGTTTGATTTAAGCCAATCGATCTCAGCGTCGATCGCTTCTTGTCGCTTCGGGAACACCCCGAGGACTGGACCACCGACAGGCGACATATCAGCCGACCAGCCACCATCGCAAGGCTCAACGTGCGACGCTCGCCGCACAGAAACCGAACCAAGCTCGGACAGCACATCGATCAGCTCGTCGCTGTAAATGGCTTCAACGCACTCACCAAAAACGATTGTCAATTCCATATTGCACCTCGCATATACAACGCCACGGAACGCCTAAACGAAACGCCATGGGTCAAAAAAGTTACCAGTAATCTTTTTCACTTCGGCAAACAACGCGACAGGATGCCGAACGTCAACATCGATCTTGCTCGCTTCGTGCGATGCTTCGATCCGATCAGTGAAGTCCTCAAGGCTGATTTCCTTGACCTGAAAGATCCAGCCTGGGAACTTGCACTGAAAGATAGCTCGCAGACTGACCCTCGGTCTTTTGACCTTGGTCGCCGCGACGAAAGCGATTGCAGATCCGGTCGACAATCGCCGGAACTTGATCTCGTAAAACCGCAGTCGATCCTTTGGATAGTCAGCAAGGGTCATCGCTTCGCCTCAGCCTTCTGTCCTTGCTGGAAGAATTCCGGTTTGCGATTGTTCGATTCGACCGTACCGAGTGCCTTTTCGATTGCCTCGGTCACAGCCTCGCAGCCTTTGCCGGTGCAGCCGTTGACCTCGACGGTCGCCTTGCCGGTCTTGTCGATGATGATTTCAACAGATTCCATGATTATCAGCCCCAAAAGTTTCTTGTTTCGAATGTAAAATTTTCTATCGAGTCTTGGTCCGCATGATCGTTAAACATCGTGCAGTTATGCCCCTGGTGCTCAACCATAAAGCCGACCAACAGAGCCGTGTTGTATGGCGTCAGGTCCTCAGCAGCTTGCTTCGCCTCAGCGATGCTTCGTGGGTACGGTGGATGCAGTTTATCCAGGTCGCGGAGAACCTTGCAATCGCGACACCCAACGTAATAAACGACGCCCATCGAACTACCTCGAAAGAGTAAGTTTGACCCGACCGTCCGCTTGCACTTGCTCACGGACTGAGAACCCCTGCCGCTTGGCTTGCTTGCGTGCAACCTCGACCGCATAGGCCTGTTGGAGCTTGCCGAGCCCCCGAAAATTGTCCTCGAACGCGACAGCATCTTGCATTCCGGGTCCGGTGTTTGGCCCGTATTTCTTTCCTCGATTGTGAGGATCGAACTCGATTCGCAATCCTGTCTCGGTCTTGTGGACCCCGATCTCGAAAGCGAACTTACTTGGGTGGACGATTGCAGCGTCGCATGAACTGACTTGATCGTTGTACCACCGGAACGTTTTCTGGTCTTGCCGAAGCTCGACCCCGCACTTCACACAGGCTTTCGCCAGCGCGTCCATATCCCGAAACTCGACCTCGACTGTAGCTATGTGACTCACGATTTGCCTCTCAGAACTGCTTAGAGCTTGGAAACGTTTACAACAGAACAACGCCACCGACCGGAAAAAACCAACGTGTTTTATTCCTCGAATTCGATTTCTCGCTCAGCCGCCTTGACCACGCACGCTTCGACCTCGGTACGCAGCTTGGCGAACGCCTCACGCATCGCAGACTGTTGGCCTGAGTCCTTCTTCATCGCCTTCGTGTCGAGCCCAACGGCCAGCGATTCGGCCTGAGCGACCAGGGCATCAAGCTCAGCATTGTTGCCGATCGACAGGGACCGGAACCGATCCGCGAACTCGACGATATTATCGACCGCCCGTTGCTGCAGAACGCGTTTCTTGCCGTCCTCGGACTCACCGCCAGCGAGCCGATCCGTCACGCCTGCGATCATCTCAGCGAACTCGGCCTGCAATGCAGCCTCGGCCGCGCGAGCCGCTTCGTCGAATTTCAGAGCGAACTTGGCCATCTCCTTGTCCCACAGTTCCTTGCCGAGCTTCTCGAGCTTTGCGTCAGGCTGGACCGACGGGTACGAGATATTGATCCAGATCATCATTCGAGGGTCGAAGTTGTAGTCGCTCTCGACGTACAGATCAGCCAACCGGTGCCGAGCGTCCTCTTTGACCGCATCCCAGGCTTCCCACAGGTCGTCCTTGGCGGTTTGCAGCATCGCTTGGAACCCTGCAATCTGAGCGTTCATCCACTCGATCTTCTCGGCCTTGATTAAACGAGTTCCGTCCTCGTACTTGACCGTGAACCCTTGCCACATTGCCCGAGCCGACCGGATGATTGCGTAAACGGCTTTGACCTGCGGTATCTTCTTGTTTAGGATTTCCCGGCCACCAGACACCGACTTCACATCGGAATCAAAAAAATCGGCCATTCGCTTTCGCTGCGAATCAGTGAACTTCTTGCGACTCGAAAAGCTCGTTACTTCCAGTCGGCAACCGGACATTTCACTAGCCAGCCTTTGACCCATTTCAGACATGCTCAAACCTCCATAGAGAAAAACAACATTCACAATCTTACAACGCCACCGATCAGCCGAAGGAAACTATTCCAGCTCAAGTTTTCGCATGGTTGTTTCTTTTTGCTTCGTGTACGGTCCAGGCACAGCAGCCGACAGGAACCGGCCTTCGGCTCCGGCTCGCAGCTTAGCGATCGCTTCGGGAGCTTGCTTGGCGATTGGCACGATATACGCCGAGGCTTGGTCGAGCGTGATACCCAGGGAGTCAGCAATCTCGCAGCAGGACTCGATCTCGGCCCCGGTCCACTCGCAGTCGAGCAGTCGGTCGATCTCGGCCTTGTCCGTGTGACCGTACTTTGCAGAGTACAGGGACCAGATCGCTGCACGTTCGGCTCGATCCGGCAGGTCGAAAAACCAAGTCCCGAGCTTGAACCGTCGCTTGAGTTCCGGTGGTAGTTCGGTGAGCGAGTTGCAGGTCGCAATCCAAAGGGTCTCCCCGCCGCTGATCGCATCGATCACCTTCAGCGCCTCGCGGATTTGTGCTTCCGACTGTCCGACCAGCGAACCCTTCGTCCCACCGAGGTCGAGTTGGATCGTTGGGATTCCACCCTCGGACCCCGCAGCCTTCGCTACGGCCGACTTTGCAGCCCCCGGAGGACCCACCAGAATCGTACCGGTCGCCCGTCGGTCTTGCATCCAGGACAGCAGTTGGCCGAGTTGGTCTTGCGATACCCCGCTGGTATCCGAGCCCGATGCCCCGAGGCACTTTTCGATCTCGTCGACGAACACGATCGCCTTTGGCTTGGTCTTGCCGTTCAGCACCCGACGCATGAAGGTCTTGTACGCATCGCAGCCGCCGATCCGATCGAACCCCCCCGACTGAGTAACGACCCGCAGCCCCGGTGTCTGATCGATCTTCTTTCGTTTCGACTCCCACAGTTGGTCCACTTCCAGACCGGACTTGTCCATCGCTAGCGAAGCGAGATTCTCGGCACAGAACGCAGTCACGCCGATTGCAGCGTTTGCCCCGCTGTCGATGGTTTCTTGGTCGACGGTCGCCTTGCCCCACTCGCAGACCGAGGAAATGATCCCACGCAGTTGCTCTTGGTTGGGCAACGGATCGTCGAACTGAACAACGTCGTGGATCAATTCCGTCGGCAGCTTTGCGACCCCGAGCAGAACCAGCGTTTTCTTTGCAGCCTTGAACTCGTCTCGCAGATTCCAGACGGCTTGCACAGCCCGAGGGTCATCGAGGAACAGGTGAGCGTTGCAGATCACCACGACTTGCCTCCTGGCCAGCTCTCCGAGGTCGGCTAGGAAATTGGTCAGCGAACCGGCGTAGTCTTGCTGAGGCAGACCTGCCAGAGCCTCGACTGCTCGTTGATCGTTCTTGTCAGCGCGAGCACCCCGGACAACGTCCCAGACAATCACCCCGACCGGATCCTTAACCTCCGAGCATTGCTCTTTGATCGCTCGGATCGTTGCTGCCGGGTCGCCGGTCGTTACCGAAACCAATGGGACGCCAGCGCGAAAAGCCTTCGAAACCTGCATAGTCTCACCTTTTTTCTAGAATGAATCTTGGAAACGTTTACACACAAACAACGCCACCAACCAAAAAAACCAAAGCGATTTATTTCTGATTTCGTGGATCAACTTCCGGGTCAGCCGCCTTCTTGCGACGGGTAAGCTCGTCACGCAGAACCGGAACGTCGCCCGGTGCTTCGATCTCTAGCTCGACGCGATTGTGGCCGATCCGGTTGACCGTGACCAACGCGTTACCGACCCAAAAACTTTCCTCACGCTTCCGATTTATGATCAGTCCCACAGCGAATCTCCTTTTTATCCACCACCGAAACAATCCGTTCGGCCGTCAACAATCGACTGCCGCAACCAGCACACACACGCATCCGGACAACGCGCCCGAATTTGTTTCTCGTATAGAACACAGGCAGGTCTTGCGACCCGCACTCAGGGCATTTGATTCCGTCTCGCATTACAGCAGGTCCGTGTTCTTGGCCGCGAACTCTCGTTGAGTCTCGGTCAGGAACTCACCGCCGACGGTTCCGATACAGCGGTCGTCAGCGTTTGGTTGCCTTGCGTGCCAGACGTCGGCAAAGATTCCATACAACTGCTCGCCGCGAGAAGTGGTCATCCCCTCGATAATCAGCACATCGTCCTGGAGTCCACCAGGGAACATCAGATCGCAGAACGTGAAACCTTCTTCGTCGACTCTTACGTTTGTCACGGAAACCTCCATAGTTTGAAAAAACACCACTTCCACCACTGGCCCAATCCCCGAAGGGACTGGGCGCGACTTTTGGTTTTTATTTTCACACGCCGTCGATCAGGTCGTGATCGTGCAGGATTTGCTCGGTCGCGTCTCGCAGCATCGCGAGGATCATTTCGTCCCGCTTGGTCATCTTCGAGACATCAGCAGGAACCGACTCGGCTAGCCCTTGGATTTGCTCGAGCAGTTTGATGACTGCGGTTCGAGCGTATTCAGGGTTTTGAACAGGATTCACAGAAAAAACCAACATAATCTCGTCTCCTTCTTAGAGTTCTTCAAGGTCCGGTACATCCGTCCCCATAGTATCCAAGGCTTGCTTTCGGCCAAAACCAGGCGCGACTTCCAGGAAAACTTTTCACAAAAACTTTTATGCCTGGGACAAAAACCTTTGTACCCAGTGTTTTCCCAGTGTTTTTCGCTCAAACAGACAACGCCACGGACCGGCAGAAAAAAACCAACAATCCGTTTTTTCTCAAAATTTGCCGGTTTGCGCGCCGCTGCTTTATGCCAGGACACCAGCCCTGGACAGGGGAAACCAGCAGAATCACAGCAGCGCCAGGGGCAAGTTGACCCCCAGGGACTCGAACCGACCGCGTCTTTTGGTGTCCTGGACCGGGTCGTCAGCTTAGACGGAGCCCGGATTTAGCTACCACGCAGCCAATCCAATCAGGGGGTGCGAGCCCCTTCCAGTCGCCGGTCGAACCGGCTCGCCTCAGATTGCGTCCGAGACTATCCCTCTGCGGTATGGACCGCAGCCGCTAGCTCCCTGCCCTCGCAATCGACGCACACACGCAGACAGCACTTCCGAGATTTTTCATCCGAGTTTTGTCCCGATCTAGTTTGTCGCTTGTTTCGACAGATCACTTTGCTACAATTCTCGGTGCTGGTAGGTCCGCAAAAACCAACGAGAGAGCCTAGGGAAACCTGGGCTCTTTTCGTTCCAGCACCACGCCGTCGAGGGATTCCAACCCTCGCCAAACATCATAACGCCACCCGTTCGGATTTTGGAACCGCTAAACGGCCAAATTAGGCCATTAGCCGCGAGTATTCCTTGTCGATGGGTTCCAGGCCTTGCACTCCGACCATCGCGTAAAACTCGCGATCCGAGAGCAATGCAGCCAACTGCTTCTCGGAGATTCGACAGACCGAACCTTTGAACTGCGCGTCGAGCTTGTTTCCAGTTCGGCAGAACCCGCCTTTGTAGTAGTACCACCATGAGTTCAGGAAATCGAACCACCACCGGGTACCGTCGAAGTATTGGCCGATGATTGCCGTCGAGTGACTACCGCTTCGAGAGAACCCCTTGCAGATCCCCTTGTCGTCGCAGTCCTGCGAGGGATGCCACTTCGAGCATACGTTCACCGGGGTCAGGTTCGTCAGCGCAGCCTTCACCTCGTCAACCGTCTGGATCAACGGGGCATGAGTAATCGGCTTGAGCTTGGCCAGCTTTTCGTACTCGGCCGGAACGCCAGAGTTCGACGCAGCCCAGTTCATCGCCAGCGTCTCGTCGGCTCGCATCGTTGCCAGCCATTCCTTCCGGTCAGCAGGATGATCGTTGAGTCCCATTTCCAGGAACGTAACGCATCCGAACTTGGTCGCCCACTGAGCAGCCCAAGAGCCAACCGATCCCTCCCAACGTCCAGGGTTTTTGCCGATCTCGACTCGGGAACCACCGTAGATCGGAGCGACCGCGACGCGACCTGGAAACCGCAGACCACTCAAAAGCGATCCGATCCCCAGGACCATTGTAAAGATCCCGGCATGGCTTTGCCCGACGCAGGTCCCGTACTCCTGGTATTGTGGGAACCATTGGAACTTTCTCCCGTACAGGCTTTGCATCCCGAGCAGCGCGTACCGACCGAGGAACACATCTTTCGAGGGTTCACGGTCCATCACCCGCGGTGCGGCCGCAGCGTATAGCGGAGCGATCGACTGAGCAGCGAACGCCTTCTGATGGTCCCGATCCGGCTTTGCAGCCTCGAGCGATCCGTCGAAATACCGATCCCAAATTGCCATCACGAACCTACCTTTTCTAGCGCGTCAGCGATAGCCAACAAAAACGATTGGTGCTCTTTTACCGAGTCGTCCATCTTGCCAGCGTCCCGCAGCCTTCGGATCTCTTTCAGCAACTCGACGTTGAACAGACCCCAGTTCAGCCAACCGATCCGACCGAGCCGAGATTCGACCTCGGCGTGCAGCGTCTCGTCTATTTTTGCAACGTCGGGAATTTCAGCAGTCGCCGTAGCTCTCAGGGATTCAACGTATTTCGGCAGGTCGGCCATCGGATCATCCGAGGCTACGTCTTCGAACCACTTGGAAACGTTTCCAGCCGACTCGACGAATTCGACCGAGGGACCAGGACGGAAATCTCGCAGCAACGGCAGCACATAGGGTGCGATAGTAATCAGAGCCAAGACCCCGAGGCCGATCGCATACCAATCGATCCCAGGCTCAGGGGCCGAAGGCTTGCGACGCCTTCTTCTCGGCTTTGCCGGCTCGACTTTCGGCTCGGCTTTCGGCTCGGCTTTTAGTGCGACTTTCGGTGCAGGCTTCGGTGCTGGTTTACGCTTCATCTTCGTCACCTAGCTCTTTGTCTTTGATCCGGCCGTGGATCCAGGCGATCAGTTGCTTGACGGCCCAGGTTACGAGTATCGACAGCAGAATCGAAGCAGGGTCGAACCTGGAAACCAATCGGCGTTCCAGTTCAACTTTTGCCTCGTCCTCAGTCAGACCGAGTTCAGCGACCGCCGCCACTTCCACCATCGCTTGCCGTCGATCTGCTCGTCGGAAAGCTAATCGTCTGCGCCTCAAAACCATAGTTCAACTCCGATAACCAAATAGCCGCGACCAAAACAATAGCAGCCGCGCCGCCGATGATTGGAAAAAACAACCCGGCACACGCGACAATCCCCGACAACCATCCTAGCACACTTTGCAGCCGGTGTCGCCACAGTTCACAATGGCTGCGACACCCGCATACTTTTGTCACTGCGTAGTAGCACAGGACAACCACCGCCACCCGACCGACGATCTGCAGAACAGCGAGCGAAGTCTCATTCATGGTCTTTTGTAAATTTTGCCGCGCGCTTGTGAATGAATTGAATACCTCGCCAGCCTACAAGACCGACGAAAAATGCGGATACCATCTCGGCATCGGCGCGATTGATGCGTTCGATGATTTTATCCGAAAGGAAAAATCCTTCGGCAACCGAAATCGCAACAGGCGCACAAAAAACCGCAACGACCCAGCCGCAGAACAGTTTTTTTGACACGCTCACCCCAGGCTCACGTTCAGACGTCAAAACCGAGATCAGCGATCCGGCGGCTCCAGCTTGTAAACGTGTAGCGATTTCTGCTGACAAAAACAAAAGATCCATTCTTAATGCCTCCTTTCGACAGGAGGATACACTAGCTTTGCTCACCCCAGATCTCGAGCATTCGAGTTGCGTTCTCTCGCTTCTGATTCGACGTTGCAAAGTGAACGATCCAGGCATCAGCCGCATGTTTCCAAAAGTCTCGGAAGTAGAACTGCCAGTTCCATCGAGAGTCCAGGTTTTCATAGCCGATTCGAAACGCAGACTGCTCGACGAATAGCTGCTCGGCAGTGTGGCTTGTTGCAATCTCGGACCCAGGACGCTCCCAGACGCCAGCAGCATCGCGCCTGGAATAAACCACGCCTGAGTTCAGACAAGTATCCCGACGCTCGAATTTGAGCCCCAGCGATGTTTCCACCGACGATCGTTCAGCGTTGATCCATGCGACTTGACTCAGCATCGAATAATCATCGTGCAAGGCCAGCGATTCCGACCGATCGAAGATTGAAGAGGCCTTCGGGTTGATCACACAGTCCGCATCGATAAAAACGGTTTCCTCGTACTGCTCTACGAAGTGCCTTGCCCGGAACTTTTCCAGCCCCCACCATAGCTCGGTTTGATTCGTCAGCTCAATAAAATCAGCATCGCATTTTTTTGCATAGGCTTTCAGGCTTGGCCGTGTCACTTCAAGCAGTTCACGGAACTTGCTCCCGGTCGCCACAGTCACGATGCAGCGCGTTCGGCCTGTTGCCGGCCTTTGGTGACGCCACAGCGTTCGAGCTTGATCGTAGGAAATCTCAGGATGATTGACCTGCGGTTTGCGGCTCACAGCGTTGTGCCAGTCGATCCCTCGAAGGAATTGCCGGTCAGCGTCCCCGTAGACCTCTGGAAACGTTTCCAAGATTTCATCGAAAGAGACACGGCAATTGCAGCCGACCTGCGGAACGCGAGCCTTCCATGCTGCGAACCACTGAGGCTTGTAAAGCTCCTGCAAGTGAAGCTCGGACCACAACGGCAAAGTTTTTTTTAATATCCCGGACTCAGTAAGACTCTTGCCGTTGATTGTGATTTTCATCTACGCTGGTTCTCCAGTTCCGATGAATCGCCAATCGCCTAAGTTTATGTTTTGCTGGTAATTAGTCGTCACGCATTCGAAACCATTAGGGCAGCATGGAGGATTTAAACATCCGCTATCGTTGTCGTACAAGCATTCAGGAGCCTCAATTCTAATATCAAATTCCCCATCCTCAGCTTGACATTGGAGGTACAGATCGTTCCAGCCATCGGGCTTAGGAATCCCAAAAGCGTTTTCCGGCACACCCCATTCTGAGCAGCATTCCTTTTGATTGATCCCATAAGGCAGGAAAAGCTCGATTTCAGTTGGTATCACCCTAAGACTAGAAACAACCCTAGATCGAGCAACAGGCAAAAACGTATTAGACGCATCAGTGATACTCCAAAATCCCGAAGTAGATGCCGGAACATCTTCGGCTGTTGGGTACACAACCTCAGCGCAGTTTATTGGATCGAATAGACCGCCTCTTGTGTAGTCAGCGACCTGGACAATCAAATTAAGTTGCATCCTCGCGTTGACCAAGTAACCGCAAAGATTATCCGCGTCCTCCGAGTTTACATAGTCGCAGGCATAGGTTGTTTTTTTACATCGAGCGACGTTCAACGCTATGTTGCAAAGTCTTACCGATACCCTGTAAAAAGTTGCATAGGCTCTATTTGGCCCAACAGCAGGGAGCGGGCAACATTTTCCATACGCAACTCTTACCCAAGGTGTGCTCTTCGTTGGCCCAATGCAAACCGGAACATCGCCGCCGTACCCGCCGCCATAGTATCCCGACCCAGGACGATACTCGACCATACAAACCCGTTCGGTGGAAGCATAGGAACCGCTATTTGATGGGTCCGTGTAGTTGACGCGAACCAAATCGAAATACTCGCCAGCAAAAATCCCATTGTCGAAGTTCCAACGAATTGTTGCTTTGACTGGCCTTCCAGGGTTGTTGATATCCTCATTGTACCCAGGCATTTCGCGCAGTTGCTTTGACCCGCAGCAGCAGCACCTAGCGCAGTTCCCGTTGCATGTCATTGGCAAAGTTCCTCTGCGATCCAGTTCCTGTCTGTCTTTTTAACTTCTACCCAAACGAAGTTTTGGATCGGATCAACTGAAACATTGTACGCTTCGATAATCACCTGAGCACCAAGAGAGTCGACAACCTCTTCAAGTGTCCCAGTGTTGTCTATGCGAAACAGTTCAACGTCACCCTTCGAGACAGTGAATCCCGAGCGACCGGCGATAGTATCAAGAGTCCGGCCAACATAGATTTGAGCCTTGCCATGGGCCGCCTCGACGAAGTACACCCCATGCCCGGACTGAATATGAGGGTCCGTCAGGTCTTTCGCCAAGATCTTAAAGCAGCTTCCACCGATGGCCAGAGCAAACGAATTGGCCTTGAGCCCAACAGCAAGACCGCTCGGATGGTCTGACGATGGTTGTTCGATCAAAGCTTGAACCGGCAGCGTTCGTGTTCCAACGCCGTCGAGATTGTTCGGGACAGGCTGGATGCCGTTAAACAAAACGCTTGCTGGTTCTTGGTCGATCTCGTCGCTCGCTGTTGGCCTGCGAATCGAGAATACAATCTCACCCTCTTGGACCGTCGCGCCAGTAATGACTACCACCCCGTAGGGGGGTATCTCATAGCCGGTCTGGTTCTTGAATGCGTAGGGGACTTGTAGATCGAGGAACACTAGACAAGCCCCTTTTTAGTCAGAAACTTTTGAATTTGTGAAGCTTGCTTTTTTTGATTCCTAGCGACTGCTCTTGATGTTGCTCTGGATCGTTGAGCCCCGCTGAGTTCATCGTACATCGGGAAAATCGATGGGTTTTCTTTTTGCCATTGAACGCTCGTTGTGCATTGACCCGCTGAGTTCCTAGAGAACGACACCGTTGGGATATTCCCGTCCGGCGATATGTCAAACGCGAACCCCTTCATCGGGACCGTAGCCGACTCGGATACCGTCTTCGATGCGACGTAGTTGGCAAGGTAAGGTTGAACCCTGGTTTGGATTTCTGGTATCGTCACCCCATAGAATCGATCAAACAATAGCCGATCATCGATCCTGATTTTCTCGACCATCCCAGGAACCGAAAGAGGACTGTTGAGCCGAAACGGAATCACTGCTCTGAGGAATTCAAAGTCAGCACGCCTTCTCAGTCGATGGCTTGCCCTCAGGAGCAATTTCGCTGGCTGATAGGTTGCCTGTTGAACTGCGCCAGCTTGATTGCGATTGATGAACACTAGGGCATTCGAAAGCTTGACCAATCGTTCCTGAGCATCGAACTCGAACGATCCGTTGTAGACGCTATTCGGGAAGTTGGTACGCAATGTCGGCTCGTCGAATGAAGCAAACTCGCGACCCGTCATTTGGTAGTTTGCTGGAATAGCAACGTTGTTATTCGTCTGGTGAATTGTCCTATCTGCAAAGTACCCCATCACCATAAAGTTTCGAGAGTCTTCATCGAAACTGAGTCTTTGATAGTCGGCATCGATGCCAGCATTTTTCCATGCAGTCGGTTTTTGAGGTTGCCTGAAAGGTGGAAACAACGGATGGTCGACATACAACGCATCATCAAGCACAAAATCATCCGGGTTGAAATCTAGACCTAGCCCCTGAGTATTTGCATTCTGAAAGGGGTTCAGCAAAGAAACCCGCTTAGACGAGTCGATGCGGTACAGCTTAAAAATAGTGCGCCTGCAAAGCTCTCGGATTCGTTTGTCCTGAATGCGACTGAACAACGGGGGGTCAGAGTAGGTCCAATCGACTTTGTTGGTGACTGGGTTCAGCGGCCCATAGTTTAACTGGTCGATCGGGACCAGCGAAGTGCTAGGGTTTTCTGCCGCCGTGTCCCACTTGTACCCGACGGCTTGAAGTACAAAATCATTTGTGAACGTCGTGTCGGCAAATTCAAAAACAACCGATTCAGGCACAACAGGGGGAGTCACTGAAACCGTGTAGTCCATGACCCGAAGATCGTTTGGGATGTTGGCCCCATACCCAGGAACGAAAATGCGAACTCGATTGTCCCAGCCGAGATACAACCGAGCGTTGTAGAAGCTCAAGACCTCATCAAGGCATTCAGCCACGGTCCGGCCGTCGAAGTGCTGAGGCTCGGCGTACGGATACCATTGATCAACATTCCCATATTTATCAAAGTATATTTGCCCGAAAGCATTCGGCGGAGACAACTGCGCGTTTTGCTCTCCGACTATCCCAAGTAGCAGATTGATTACCTCGATGGTTGGAATTCGATTTGCACTTAATTTGAACAGTCGAATGCTTTCAATGTTCACGTTCCCAAACGCATAAGCATACTGCCACCTCCAACGTCGATCTTCGAATTGGACTTCACGGTACCGTCCCGAAGTGCCCCCCTGGACCTCTGCTCGAACCACCCGGCATCCAGGAATCAAGATCGATTGATTCCCGTACGAGACTCGAATATCCCCGTACTGAGGAATCACCGAATTCAAAGTGAATTGAGCCGTGATCGTATCAGGCAGAGTCGATCCGGACCGATTGACCTGGAATTCCCCCTCGGCGAACACTCCGGCGAACTGGAAAGTACCCTGAGGCGCGTTAGCCATTGATCGTCACTCCGACCCCTAGATCGATCGTCACATCGGATATTCTGCACGCCTGGAGAACCACGCCAGCGGTAAACGTGATGTTGTCCAATGGGTCATGCAACGAACCCCCGGCAAACAGATCACAAGCAGCCACGGTCTTCGAAGTACCGACGCGCCCGAAGTCAATCGTACCGGCCTGTTCAACATGGAGCTTCGTTGTGATGCCTCCCGAGGAATCCCAGTTGATCCGAGCTTGACTCGATACCTTCACCGTCGCGACCGCAGCAGACCTTGCCACCGTCACCTGAGCACGCTCCCGAGCAATCAGCGTCGTTGCCGATCCTTCGAGCAATAGAGTCCCACCGTAGACCTCGATCGTTGTGCAAGTGATTTCCGGCATGATGCTTACTTGTGGCGCAGCCGCCACGGTATCGCGTTGGATCACATCAAGAGCCGCAACGGTACCGGTTGTCGAGGAATTCACTAGCACCCCACCGGCATACACTCGCACAGTCGATCCGGCCCCAGGATTGCGAAGCTCGAACGGGAACGCAGCACCAAAGTTTGACCCCGCGCCCGAGACCGTATAGGTCACGTTAGAGCCCTGCACATCGAGCCTAATGCGTCCAGAGAACGCACCCACTCCATACCCAAGATCGACCACGATCGCTGATCCAGTGCCAAGCGTCAGCATCGTGGTTCGGTATTCTGGATACCCGACTGCATTCGTGTCCGGGAGTCCGACCGTCCCAGTGAAGCTCGATTCTATTTTCAGGCTTGCGTAGTTGTTCGTGTCGGTCAGCCCGTACAGGATCGAGACCGAAGAATCTCGAACCACGATATCGTCAGCCGCCGCGGGGAGAGTACCACCGAGCCAATTGCCGGCCACGTTCCAAAAGTTCGGACCGCTTGCCACGGCAGGTTGAGTCACCGTTGCCGTCCCGGTCGTTGCCGCCGCGGTAACAGTCGATGGTACGCCTGGATTGGTTCCGGTCAGTTGCAAGCCCGACAGAGTTGGATCCTCCCGTCGAGCCGCGACCATTTCCCGATGTTCCGGTTCTGCCGAACTGTTCCAGGCATTCACCAACGCGTCGATCAGATCCCCGAGCGAGGTTGATGCAGCCACGGCACTGACGGTCTTTCCGTTGATCGTCACCGAATACGTGTTCGTCGAAACGATCGAAGAAAAAACAACCTTCGTTATTTGTGTGACCGAAGCAGCCCGACCGACCCAGTATTTTGTTGCCATGATTTAGCCTCGATTGTTTCGATGAGGAACGCCGTAGAGTTTGACTGGCCACTCGTAGTTGTACTCCCAGCTTACCGGGAAACCAGTATTGATCGTACCCTGGTTAATCGGGTTCTGCAGAACGCGTCTCGGAGCGCCGAGCAATGCGAACGGCCAAATAGGTGGTGGAATCACAGGATAGGCCAGCAGTCCGGTTGCCGAGCCGCTTTGAGTGTACTTGAACGACTTCTGTTGAAAAGCCACTTGTCGCTCCGCAAGGTTGACCGCCCCACCGACATAAACGTAGGTTGTCCCGCCCGGATCCTCGGTAAGCTCTTCCGAGAACTCGAGCAGGTCAGTACCACCAGTCCCGACATACTGAACGCCCTCGATCGAGACTCGATACGCCAGTCCGGTCGCATAGACTTCGGCCTCGGAGGTTGGAAACGAATAGTCGACCAAGTACGGACCCTGCATCAATTGCCCTGGATCGAGCAAGTATGGAGTAGCAGACCGATCATCCCCGAGCAAAGCACACCTTGGATTTGTCGATTTGAAAGCAGCCTCAAGCTCTCTGATTTGTGTTGAAGTGATCGCTTGCGTTGCGACCGGATAATTCACCACGCGCCCGGTAATTTCCCAACGAATACGCATCGCCTCGACCCGTCTGGTCAAGTCATAAATCGGAGTGTAGCTTGGGACCACCACCGCTTCATTGTTTGGCCGTGTGACAGGCCCGACTTGTAAAATCATTAGATCCTCGTGAATCGATTTCGCATCCCGTCCTCAAGCTCTTTGACCTTCGCGCTGGTCATGCCGATCTGCTCGGCCATCGTCTTAAGAATGATACCGTACTGAGCATCGATCTGCTTATTGATCTGATCTGCCACCTTTTTGGCATCGACTTCCAAGGTAGCGACAACCTGGGCTTGGGCTTTGACCTTGACCTCGATTTGTTGCCGTTCGGTTTCGAGTTGCTGAATCCGCTTAACGTCCTCGGTTTGGAACGCACTGAATCCAGCAGCCTGAGCCCGTCGCCTTGCCTCGGATGCAATCTGCTCATCCATCGCGCCAGAGAACCCGCGAAGCTTTCTGAGGTCTTCGACTCCGACACCTTGAGCCCCGGCCGCGAATTGCTTTTGGGATGCAAGCAATTGTTGCTGTTCTTCTGCGCTGAGCAAACCGAACCGCTCCTGGGCAGACAAAGCCGCATCCTGGGCCGATTTCAATTGCTGCTCTTTGGTTTGCAGTTCTTGCTTCGCAGCCGCAAGAGTCTCCTGAGCAGACCTCATCCGCTCGGCCGAGATTTCACGCTCGACCGAAAGCCGCTGCGTCGAGAACTGGATCATCTGCTTGGCGCGTTGCTCGGCCGAGAGAGAGCTATCCTTTTCGATCGAGGAAATCTCTTCAACGATCCTGGCCCGACGTTCCTCAGCAGCCATGGCGCCGAGCCGATGTTGCATCGTTTCCCGCTCGGTTGCTGCTCGTTGCATTTCGATCGCGGATCGCTCCGAGACGATCTTGTTCAAGTCCTCTTCGTCGCGACGTTGCTGCTCTGCTCGGGTTGCCTGAATTTGAGCCAATCGATCGATGTTTTTCTTTTCGTCTTCGGCCTGCTTTTCGCTCGTCGTTTTGCCTTTAAGCCCGAACAGGTTGAAAGGGTCAAGCAATCCCCGAGCAACAGTCTGTCCAGCCTCAATTGCCGATCCGGTTCCCATCGCCCTAGCGAACGGGTTCATGCTGTTTGTACCGATCGTTTCAGTCAGCGACCCTTTGACAGCCCCGCCACCCGCACCAAACTTCAAAGCATTGCGGAACGTATCCACCGCCGAAACCGTAGCGAACAACGCACCAGACGCAGCAGCCAACGCACCGGCAAAGATAGTCAGGCCAGCGCCCCCGGCAGCAATACCGACCGTCTCAGCAGCCATGCCGAGCCTTGCTCCAATACCAGCCGCGCCAGTTGCCATCCGGCCCATCGTCGAGCCACCAGCACCAGCAGCCGCAGCCGCTCCCGACGCAGCCGAGGCACTTTGAGCCGCAGTCAATGCAACGTGAGCATCAGCCGTCAGCAGGACCACTTTTCGGTATGCGTCATACCCTTCGCTTGCTTGCCTCACCAACCGGATCGCCCCGGTGAATACTTGGGTCGTCCCCTGGATGGTCAGAAGCGCATCGGTCAGCTTTTGCAGGTCTTTTTCCCCGACCAAGCCGAGATACTTGAAGCCGTTTGCAAACCGCATCAGGGCCTCGGATCCTTCCGAGAATGCCGAGACCACTCGACCGACCGATGCACCGATCTTCGCGTTGTTCGCAGCAGAAGCAGCAGCAGCACGGGACTCTTCTAAGTCAATCCTTTTTAGGTGTTCAAGTCTCTGTTTGACCTGAGCCTCCTGCTCTTTCTTCTCGGCAATCTTGAAGGCAATTTTTGCGTCGTGGATTTCCTTCTCAACAGCCTCTTCTTCTCGTTTCAGATCAATGACCAAGTTCAAAAGGTCTTGCGAATGTTTCTTGCCTCCGTGGAGCCTTGCTTGCTCTAGCCTTTCTTCGGCCTCGATACGGCGCTTGACGATATCGATGCGAGCTAAGTTCGCATGAATCAGGTCTGCACGTTCCTTGTCGGCATTGACCGATATCATGCTGGCTTGCTTTTGCTCAAGCTCAGCAATTTGCTCCTTGGTCGTTTTAGTGGTTTCGACAGCCGTGTTTTGAACCGCAAGGTAGGAAGCTGTCCACGATTTGACCATTTCCTCAGCAGATTGCTTTTCAGCATCGCTAAGCGGCTTTGTCGCTTGTTCAATCGTCGCGCTCGAAGATTGCTTTGCAGCAGCCGATTTAGACTCACCCGCAGTGGTCCAGGCTTGAACGATTTCAGAAGCAGAGCTTTTTTCAAAGTCGACTGTTTTTTTTACTGACTCAGCTACCGCGCTCGCAGTCGCTTGAGCTGCCGCCGTTGCTGTTGCTTGAACCGCAGCCGATGATTGTTGCTGAGTACCAACGATTTCAGCAGCCGATTTAGCTATCGCGTCGCTGATTGTTTTTGCTGCTTGGGCTTGCGATTGCTCGACCGTCTTCGAGAAGTTTTCAACGACGGATTTAGCAGTCGGGTCGACCTGAGCTTTCAGAGTGAATATCACGCCACGTTCGGCATTTTCAGCCATGGAAAGCAGCTCCCATTCCGAGGATTAAATTCTCCATAGTGTTTTTATTCACTCGTTCCTCGATCTCTCGCAGTTGGCCGAACGTCTCAGCAAGCCACCAATCGCGTCGCTCGGCCTCGTTTAGCATTGCACCGCCGCTTGCCCTCGATGCCAAGTACAGACTGATCACCGCCTCTTGGCTTGGGTTCAGGTCTGGCTTGTCATTGTAGTGACCCTTCGCGCACCCAATCGACGATTCGCATGGCGTCTTGTGCGTTCGGGGAGCGTAGCCCTTACCGTCCCGAGCCTTGATCGGTTGGCCGGACTCTTCGTCGAACATGATTTGTCGGCAAATATCGCAGGACCGAGCCGCCAGTGCAGGATTGACCAGCCGCAGCGAAAATGCCGTTGCTATTTTTTTTGCTCGCCCTCAGCCGATCCGGTTTCGCCATCGCCGAGGAACTCAGCAGGAATCTCGGCCGAGGGGTCTGATTGCACGATGATGAAATAGATCTTGAGCAACAAAGGATGCGTCAGCATTTTCACGTGAGCCGCATCGCAAGGATCGCTCACCGACCATGAAGTGATCCAAGCCGCGACGAACGCCTGCATGGTTGCGACCAGCTTGTCAGGATCGCCGGTACATGCCGAGAACTGCTTGTGCTGATGCTCGCACTCGACCGGCCCTGGTCGACGATACCGGAAGAAAAACGAAGGATACAAACCTTCCTTCTCCTTCACGAATGCAGGACACGCAACACCGGCTCGAACCAACGGGTCTTTCCAACTCATAGCAACCTCAATAAAAAAAGGGGACTGAAAGCCCCCTGAGTATAGCCGCTGGAATCAAGCACGCTATGACTTGACCACGTGGATCTGGTTGTCAGCCGTGTTGGTCGTCGTGTTCGCCTTGCGGAAAGCCTCGAACGTAAGAGCCTGATTGATCCGTCCTCGACCTGGGACCGTCGGCCCACCGCTCATCCACTTGAGATTGCCGAAGTTGAACGAATAACTGGTCGTTCCGTCCGAGATCACCAAAGACGCTTCGCCACCGGCCAAAGCCGCATCGTAAAGAGCCGAGGTGTCCGACCTGAAAGCAGTCTGAACCGACAACTGAACGATCTGGTCTTGGGACTCGAATCGCGTTGGGGTCAACGAATTTTCGTACTGGTTCGGATCCAGCGCATTGTCGATCGACAGGCTGAACGATTGAATTTTGTACGCCGTCGATGCGTAGTTCAACGCGCAGTCAGCAAGCACAAACGCCGTCCCGCATTCAGGCACCGGACTGGTTGGATACGTCGATCCGAGCACTTCTTCGAGTTCTCCGACGCACGCGACGTTCCAATTTAAATACTGTGATTCCTGGCCCGAGATTTCAAGCGAAGTGATCCGCAGTTTGTTGTACTGGTAGATCGCCGCGACCTTATCCAGAAGTGCATACCAGTTTGGAATCGTTTCGGTTGGAATGTACGGACTCGCCCCGGTGTGGCCTAGCGTTCGAGTCAGGAACCAATCGATTTCCTGAACGCCGAAGTTCCCGGAAATGTTCCCACCGGATTTATCGGTCAGCGTCCTAGCCCGGCAGCTTGCCCTCTGGCGTGTCCCTCGATGCCCTTGATGAATCCCAACGGTTCGCTGTCCGACCAACGAACACTCGTTGAACGCGACCCCGATACCGCTGGCCCAGGTCGTGGAGTCGGAAACGATTAAACGGCTTGCGGTTGCTTGGGACATTCGACTTGCTCCGAGGGTTTAGATTTCACCGGATTCTACTTGGTTCCTGCTCACCCCGGATTGCCGAAGTACGGCAGGCGGTCTGGACCTCGGTAGTGCAGGACCCTCTCGTATGGACACGGATACCGATCCGAGGGAACAACGTCCGACGCGTCGAAGTGGAAGCACGAACGATGAATCGCCCTGGCTTCATCTTCCGATTCGCACACGGCAAGCCGACCGTCGACAATCCAAACTCCATCGATTGTCGCCTTGGTTT